ATGCAATAGGTACAATAGATGACGACAATTATTTTTTATTATCACACGCAGAATTAACTGCTGGAGATATTATAATTGTTAATAGTGGTGGTTCAAACGCTGTCGTAGATATTTTAATAGTATCTGTAAATGATGGTGGTACAAACTTAGACACTGTTATACTTGCTTAAATAAAATAGCGAGGGGGTTAATCCCCCTCGTTGTATAATCATATGGCAACAACAAAAGTAGATATATGTTCCACAGCTCTTGTAATGATAGGAGCAAACAGTATTACATCATTTAGTGATAATAGTACGGAAGCTAATGTATGTAATGTTGTTTATGAAGATATATTAAAATCTTCTCTAACAAGACATAGATGGAGATTTGCAACTGAACAAAAACAACTTTCTTTATTAACTGCTACACCAACTGGAAGATATGCGTATGCGTATCAATTACCTACAAGTCCTGAATTATTACAATTAATAACTTTAACAGTTAATGATTTAGTTATTCCTTATGAAAGATATGGTGATAAAGTTTATTTAGATAACTACGGAAGTAATTCTTCTGTTATCTGTGATTATGTTTACAGAGCAGATGAAGGTGAATTTCCTCCTCATTTTATTTTAGGATTAGAATATCAACTTGCTAGTTTATTTGCTGGGTCTATAGCAAGAGATTCAGGAATGATTAAACAATTTTCTGATATGTCAGAACGACAATATTTAATTGCTAAAAATGTTGATTCAGCAGAAAAAACTACACAAAAATTAGATCAATCACGTTTTATAAATTTACGACAATCTACGAGGTAAAATGGCTAGAACAATAAGAACAGTTCTATCTAATTTTAGTGCTGGAGAGCTTAATCCATTATTAAAAGCAAGAACAGACGCTAAAGCGTATTTTAATGGAGCTCAAACTTTACGTAATTGGTACATGATGGATAGTGGAGGTTTAATGCGTAGACAAGGAACTACGTTTAAACAAACATTACCAGCAGAAGCTAGGTTATTACCATTTGTATTTTCAGATGATGAAGTAGCAATATTTGCACTATCCAACAATAGGTTGGATGTTTATTCTAGTGCTGGAGCTGTTATTCAAAGCAATTATACAACTAATTGTAATTGGACAACAGCTCAACTATTTGAATTAAATATAGCACAATTTGGCGATACAGTATTTATAGCTAATAGAAATAATCCTACAATAAAAATAAAAAGAGAAAGTGCAACTTCATTTACTGCTACTGTTTTTGCATTTGCTTCTCATAGTACAGGGTATCCAAGATACCAACCATATTATAAATATGCAGACGCTGGAGTAACTTTAACACCAGCCGCAACTTCAGGTTCAACTGTTAATATAACAGCTTCTAGTGCAATATTTGATTCTGATTCAAACTGGGTAGGTAAAACTATTCGTATTGGTGGTAAAGAAGTAGATATAGCTTCACGAACAAACACAACAGTAATAGTAGGAAATATAAGAGAAACATTAGGTGGTACAGGAGCTGAATCAGATTGGGATGAACAATTAATATCTTCTCATAGAGGATTTCCACAAGGAATAACATTTCACGATAATAGATTATGGTTAGCTGGTGTTAAATCAAAACCATCTTCTGTTAATGCAAGTCATGTAGGTGATTATTTTAATTTTAGTGTTGGTACAGGATTATCAAGTGAAGGTATTGACGTTGCTATTGGTGGTGACCAAGTTAACGAAATACGTCATCTGTACTCAGGTTCTAATCTTCAAATATTTACCGATAGTGGCGAGTACATAATACCAACTTCGTCTGATACTTCGGCTATTACTCCTAGCAATATAGTATTTAGACGACAAACTCCTTATGGGTGTTCTCGTACTCGCCCAATTCTTTTTGATGGTGCTTCTTTGTATACACAAAAAAATGGTAGAGCTGTTAGAGAATTTATTTTTTCAGATAGTGAAGCTGGATATGTTTCAACAAATATATCTGTATTAGCTAATCATTTAATAGACAGTCCTAAAGATATTGCTATGTTAAGTGGTTCATCTACACGCCCTGAACAATTTGCTATTTTTACAAACTCAGGAACTACACATAATGGTAAACTTGCTGTTTTTCATTCTATACGTGATGAAGATATAGCTGGATGGACATTATGGAGTACACGAACAGGTGATACATTTCATAGTGTTACAAGCGCCAATGAACATTTATTTTGTGTTGGTAAACGATCTTTAAATGGTAGTACAGTTTATACGCTAGAAAAATTTGGCGAAGATGATTCTATAAGTCTTGATTGTTCATCCACCTCCACGCTCTCCCAACGTGGTACTCCTCTTGTTAAAGGTGTTTCGCAATCAGGACTTACTTTAATAATAGATGGGTTAACGTCTAGTCCAAAAATTCAAGAAGAATTTACTATTAGTGGTGTTACAGGTACGTACAGAATAACTGCTATTACTAATAATGGTAGTGGTACATATACATTAACATTAAATACTGCTTTGGCTTCCTCCCCAGCAGATAATGCTCCTATTACGTTTACCAAAGGATTTTTACATACTGTCAATGGTATTTATACCAATGAATCAGTTAGTGCAGTTTATGGTAATTCGTCTTTAGGAGCATTTACTGTTTCAGGAAGTGACACATTAACGTTCACAGTAGACCCACAACCAACAGGGGTAAGTGTAGGATTTAATTATACTCCTGAATTAGAAACAATGCCAATAGACGCTGAAACAGATACTGGCCCACTTACAGGATTACCTCGTAGAATAGTGCGTTGCATAATAGATATTGCTGATACATTAGATGTATCATTGAAGTCGCCTAATACGGCTTCAGCACATGAATTAGTAATATTACAAAGTGGATTTACTGTGGGTAGTGATTTAACAAAACAAACTGGCAAAAAAGAATTTTATTTTTTAGGATACAATAAATCGCCAACAGTAACAGTAACACAAAATGACCCTTTACCTTTAAAAGTTTTAGGTATGGCGTTGGAGGTGCAATTTAGTTAATGGATCCAGCTACTTTATTATTTTTAGCTAATTCTGGTAAATCAATATTTAATTTTATTAGTACAAGAAATGCAAATAAACAATATTTACAAGAATTACATACAAAAAGATTAGTTACAATATTACAAGCTAAAAGAGATATTAATGATCGTTTGGATTCTGCTATAGAAATACAAGCTAATAATGAAACATATGCAAGTGCTGGAGGATATGACCCTTTTGATTCAGGTTCTTTTAAAGCTATTTCTAATCAAGTTAGAACAACAGCAAAAAAAGATATTACTTCTTTAGAACTTGGTATGCAAATTACAACAGAAAGTATTGATAGATCATTATCTAATTTAAACAAACAAATGCGATTAAATGAAATTGGTTTAGTAGCAAATTTAGGTACAACATATGCGTCACACAATATGTATTTGCGAGATCAACGATACATTGAAACACAAAGAAAATTACAACAACATAAAGCAACTTTAGCACAAAATAAAATTCGTTTCGCTGATAGGTACAGTCGTAATAGAGGATATTTTTATAGACCAAGATAATGTTAAAAAGAGATAAAACACAAGTACGCCTACCAAGTGGCTCAAACATAAGCATTAATGCTCCTACGCAATCACCATTAAATCCTTTGTTTGATGCTAGTATTAATTATTTACAAGATAAAATAACAAGAGATGACCAATTAAAAGCAGATGTATTAGCAAGTAAAATTGAAGATCAAAAAATCAAAACTACTGAATATGCTACACAAAACAGAATAAATAAAGCTAATAAAAAAGAAATACAAGATAGAATAAATTTTGATAAAGCCCAAGCTGAAAAAGCTGAAGCTGCACGTTTAAAACAAATTGCAGATGATGCTAAAAAATTAAAAGATCAAAATGATCATAGGCAATATAGTCTTGCTAAAATACAATTAAATAATTATGCTAGTGATTTAGCAATAAAACATTGGAATAATCCTGCTGAATTTGATGCAGAATTAAAAGCATATTATGAAGAACAATCTAAAAATATGCCTCAAAATGATGATGAGGATTATAAATTAGATTATTATTCTCAATACAATTCTGTACGTAATACACATTACGGAAAAATATATAAAGATTTTAGAAAAAGTGGAGCTGAAGGAGATTGGGAAACTTTAAAAAATGTTGCTAATCAAGCTTCACAATTTACTTTTGAAAATATTAAAAATATTGAAAGTATTTCTGAATTACTTTTACACGGAACAACTTTTACTAATCAAATGGCTGAGTTAGAAAAAGGATTTGTTAAATGGCAAGGAGCGCATGAACAATATGCAAATAAAGATTATTTAAACGAAATACATTTTCCTATATTACAAGATCACGATACTAATTTACTAAATCACGCTTTAGCTAATAGTGAAAAATTCGGTATATTAAACGGAACTATTGAAAGTACGTATGTAGCAGAAGCAATACTAGATGTTTGGGGTGGTATTGTTAAACCCAATGAAATTAATAAATTAGGTTTATCAAAAGAAGATTCAGCTATGGTTGAAACATTTGCTGGTATTTTAATGAATAACACACATCCAAATTGGGGAACGCAAAAACAAGAAATTTATGACAAAGTTAAAAATGAAATAGAAAACAAAAGAAATATTTATAAAAATGATTTTATTGAACGTAATAAAGATATTCAAACTACTAATACAGATTTTATAAATAGTATAAATTGGGATGACCCTAATCAAGTATTTCCTTCTGAAGCTGAACTAAGAGCTAATGCTACTAAAATTGGTAGTGATGGTAATATAGAAAGTGACCCTGATCTAACAGCAAAACTAATAGCACAACGAAACGATTATATACAATTACGTGAAGCTGTTAGTTACATGATAACAGATAGTGAAGCTAGTCAATTGAAAGCTGTTCAAATGTTAAAAGGTACACAATGGGAAGGTAATGCATTTAGTGTAGTAATGGAATCTAAATACAGAAAATTATTTGGTGCAAATTTTAATAGTGTTTATTCTTTTGATAAATTAGCTGAATCAATTAAAAATGCTGGAACAACACCAATACCTCAAACTACATTAGCTATTTTAGCTGAAATGGAAAAAGATGAATATTTTCCAAATGAATATATTGAAACTTTAACTACAATGAAAACGTTAAAGTTAGATAGTGAAGATGAACAAAACGCCTTAATTAATATGGCTGTTGTTTATAATCAAACTATTGGTAAAAACACTATTGGTGTAGGAAGTTTACAAGACATGACATTAGCAAAAACTTTGCATGATGTTTATCACGCTTGGAAATCAAATCAAATGAATCCAATTCCAGCAGTACAAAAATGGAAAGAAATTTATGACTTTGATGAAAAAGCAAAAGGCGAATTAAGAGAAACAATTAATCAATATATTGCTGAAAATGAAGAAATTGCATTTTATTTTAAAGATCAAGTAGTTGAAGCTGTTGATGCTATGGAATGGGTGTCAATGGCAAAATACGCTGGATTAATAGAAAAAAGTTTAGGTGGTGAAATTGAATTAGAAAACTTAATGCAAGATAAAAATACTTTTTATTTAGGTTTTTGGAAAAACATGAGTATCGAAAAAAGTGGTTTAGTTGAGTATAAAAAAATTCTTACTCAATTAGTAATGGAAAATTTAGGTAATAATGTAAATCCTAATAGTTTTGAAATTCAAGAATCGTTTGATAAAATGAAAGTACAAGCAGTTTTAGAAATGTCAAAAAAAGATTATGATATTAGTAATATGACTTTTCATTCTCAAGTAAAAGATGGCCCAGTATTAATGACAAAAGGAACTTCACCAGAAGCTATTACTGGAATGAATAGAGAACAGCTATCAACAAATGCTTTAGCTTTTGCTGTGCAAACAATGCAATCAATGTCAGGAGAAGAAATATCTAATCAATTAGGTATAGAATTTCCTAGTGATAATATAGCAGATTATTATTCTCGTATGTATAATTTGGTAGATGAAGGAAAAATTAAATTAGAATATATGCCGTCTACTGCTGATAAAGGAAATGAGCAATTTCATATATGGTTTAAAAATGATCAAAATAATTGGACATCTTTAAAAAAAGATGGTGTGCCTGTAGCTTGGACACCAAATAATCGTTACTCTATGAATATGGGTTATACTCGTAGTTCTTTAATGGAAGAAATGGCACAAGAAAGAGCTAGAATTAAAACAGAAGAATATTTTACTAAAGATAGAGGAATGTTTGATTTTAGAGGTGTAGTGTCAGGTGCTTATTATCCTGACAATGAACAAGGTAGAGAAAGTTTTTATAAAAATCAATTATTTTTAGAACGAAATATTATTCAACCTTTTATGGATAATTGGACAGAAATGGGAGATTCAATAGCTGAAACTTTTGGATGGAATGATCAAATAAAAGATACAGTTAGTGAAAGAATATCTGCTGAATTAACACAAGTAAATATTGCTGTTAATAAAAAACAACAAGAGTTAAATGAATCATTTGATAGTAATTCATTAATATTTACGCACTATTCTTTGTATAGTGACCCTATAGATTTAAGAAATAAAACTGATGTTAAAGCTTTAAGAGCATTTTATCGTAAAGATGGAATGTTAGTAAAAGAACAAGACAAAACAATTCAATTAATACTAGATGGTAAAATGCAAATTACTAATGAAGATAAATTTCAAATGATTAATATGCGTGTAAAAGAAAATTACGAAACTTTTGGAGAAATATATAAAGATATTGGTGTAGTTATTGAACCAGCTCATCAATTTGTTTTACAAGATATTATTGATGTAATTGGGCCAGAAATTGTAAATAAAGAAAGTCCTATTTATAATGCCATTAAAAATGAAAATTATGGTGTAGCTTTAAAAGAAATTAAAAATTTAAAATTACAATTCCCAAATCAAGCTAGATTTAATGCTTTACTTAGTTACTGGGGTAATCCTAAAAACGTTGTAAGATGACAGAAGTTAAAAATCTTCAAGGTGAAGTAATACAAGAACATAATACTTTTGCACCAAATAAACCTAATGCAACATGGCAAAATAATCCTAATGTTACTTTTGGTGATTATCCTAAAAATAAATTTGATTGGTCACAAATGTTTCAGTTGGATACCCAACAAGGAGCAGATTTTATGGAAGGGTTTAATGATGAAAATTTTGTAGCTATGGCTATTGATAATTATCTTAATCCACCTCCACAATTTGTATCTAACCCAACTTATATGGTTACTAAAGATAGTGACCCTTCTCATAGATGGCATTATTTAAACGACCAAGAATATTATGCTCAAGCAACAAGTCATGATCATTTTGATTATTTAATTAAAAAAAGAAAAGAAACAATGTCAAAAATAGAAAGTCAACCAGCGTATATTAGTGGCAGAATATTTGGTGGAGTTACAGATATTAGTAATGTTTTTTTAATGACACGTATGGCTGTGCCATTATATCAAGGAAGTAAAATTAAAAGAGCTATTAATACAAGTGCAGTATTAGGTGTAGAAGAATTTGGTAAACAATTAATTGATGAAGATAGAACAAAAGAAGAAGCATATGCAATTATAGGTGGAAACTTTTTGTTAAATATGATCTTGCCTAGATTTAAAGGATTAACTCAGCAAGATAAAAAATTACTTGATAGTTTTATTAAACACAATGATATTGTAGATGAAAAAAATTCTATAATTAATGCTACTAAAATTGAAATAATAGAAGGCCCAACACTTAAATATAGAAACGCTGAAGGTAAAACAATTAAACTAAAAGAAGGAGAGCTTCCTCCAAAAGGATATGAAGAAGTAGGAGCATTTCGAGCTGTTGAAAATGGTGTAATGAAAATTTACATTAATCCTGAAAAAATTGCTTTGGATTTTAAAAATAAAGCATGGATGAAACCTAAAACAAAAGGTGTTAATCCATTACCTGAAAACCAATTTAAAACAGTTGAAGAATATCAAGAGTTTGTAATGAACCATGAAAAAGCTCATACATACATTGATAGATTAGATGGAGAAAGTACAGCTTCTTATGAAAATAGAATTAATCAACACGCATTAACAAGAAAAGAAACAATTCCTTTTAATAAATTTGAACAACAAAAATATTTAGCAAATGAAACTAAATATATGGAAGAATTAGAATTAGAAAGATTTCAAGAAACTGTATTAAAAAGTATGGGAGAATCTTCTAATTGGAATCCTATACAACGATTAGTTAATACAGGAAATTTAACAGCAATTAAATTTGGAAAACAAATATTACATTCCCCTTTATTAACTAAAGGTAATTTTGAAGGCATACCTAATACTCATTCTTTAGAACAATGGCTTAAAGCAGATAATAAAGTTTATGGATATACTATTATGGATATTCAAAAATTATACAAAAAATACAAAGTAAATAATGCTAACCCTATTACTTTTAAAGAATTTAACCAACGTATTACTTTATCTTTATTAGATGATAATTATGTAGATGATATTGCTGAAGTAATGTCAGGTAAAGTTAAAGCAAAAGAATATTATGATTATATAGGCAAAAAAATTAAAGATTCAGAAGTACGTTTAAATGAACAAGAAATGTTAATAGGTACTTTGCAAAAACGTCTTAAAGAAAGTAAAAATAAAGAAGTTATAATAACAATGCGACTTCGTGATGGTACTAAACAAACAAAAAAATATTCTAATGAAGAATTTAAAAAACTTGTAGATGATGAAATTAATTTTTTAGAACAATTAAAAAAAAATCCTTTACGTAAAAATTATGTTAATCGTTTTGTTAATGTAGGTAAAATACAAAACAATATTGAAGCATGGAGAATATTTGCAACAGCTAGTTTAAAACGTAGTAATCCTACATTTTCAGATGAAATAATAAATGATTTAGTAAGATCATATGAACAAAAATTTCCTTGGCAAAAATTTAACCCAGTAGATTTAAGCAAATCAGCAGATGATGTAACTATTGAAAAATATTTTTTTAGTGCTTCAGGTACGTCAGGTAATTTAAAAAGACGTGGTAACTTTGTTTTAGATCAACAAGAATGGATACGTGCTGGATATATGGAAGGAGATATATTTTCTTTAATGCAAGTATATCATAAATCTGTATTACCAGATACTTACCTTGGTGCTATGTTTGGCACAGCTAATGCTCATGGTGGAGCATTTTTACAAGGTAAAGGGTATCAAGCTGGTATCCGTGATGTAGCCGCAGAATATGAAATTAAATTTAACAATGCTAAAACTAAAGCAGAAAAATCTAAAATTACTGATGAACGAAATGCTGTTATTAAAGATATGGAAGCAGTTAGAGATTTATTTAAAGGTGTTTACGGAGTATCTGATGACCCAACAAAGTTTTGGAGTAAAGGAATACGTTTAACAAAACAATTTAATGCTTGGACTTCATTACAAGGAGCTACAGCTAGTCTTGTTGATATGGGTCGTTCTCTTTTTTACAATGGATTACAACGTAGTCTTAGTACAACTTTTGAATCATTTAATAATGGTATTACAAAAGATATTTGGAAAATTTCTTTAAAAGAAGCTCGTATGTCTGGTGAAGGTTTTGATATGTTATTATCTACTAGAGCTTTAGCGTATAACGATTTAGATACTATTTACGGAACACTTGATAAAATTGAACGTGGAGCAAATAAAATGTCGAGTGTTTTTTTTATGGCAAATTTAATGTCACCTTGGAATCAAATGGTAAAAACTCATAACACTATGATGATAGTAACAAGGTTATTAGAAGAAAGTGAAAATTTAGTTAATGGAACAATTACAAAATTAAATAAAGCTAAATTAGCTCAATCAGGTATTGGATTAAAAGAAGCTAAAAGAATTTTACGCCAATATAAAAATCATGGACAAGGTAAAGGTTCATTATCTAATGATGCTGGATTAGAACATATACGATTAGCTAAATCATTTGATTGGATGGATGAAGAAATACAAAAAGTATTTAATCTAGCTGTTCAAAATGATGTTAATTTAGCTATTGTTACTCCTTCACTAGCTGATACGCCTTTATGGATGTCTACAGAAATAGGTGGATTGATAGCTCAATTTAAAAAATTTACTATGGGTATGTCAAACAGAGTTCTTATTAGAGGTTTACAAGAAAAAGATGCAAATTTTTTTGGCACAATAGTTACTATGATTGCTTTAGGAATGATTATTGATCAATTACGAGCAAGAGCATTTGGCATTGATTACTCTCAAATGAGCAACGCACAAAAATTTAAAAATGGTTTTGAACGATCAGGTGTTGGTGGATATTTTACAGACGCATACACAGGAATAGAAAGATTAATATTTGGAGATATGGGTCAAAAAATGGGTGCAATAGGTGGCCCAACTGGTTCTCAATTAGATAAAATGCAACACGTTTTATTTGATAATGACCCTAGAACAAAAGCTTCTAATGTGCGTAGATTAGTTCCTTTTCAAAATATACATTACTTAGATTCTTTGTTTGATCAAATGGAAAAAGGACTACAATAATGTCAATTACAATATCTGATACTACTCCTAGAGTACAGTATACTGCGGCTGGTTCACAAACAGCATTTTCTGTTCCTTTTGAATTTTTTAATAATACTGATCTTGTCGTTATTAAAACATCTAGTGGCACAGATGCTACACTTACTTTTAATGCTTCACCTTCTAGTGCGGCTCAATATTCGGTAACAGGGGCTGGTGCTTCTGGTGGTGGTTCAATTACACTTGGTGGTGCTTCTACTAATGGTGATATATATACAATTTATAGAGAATTACCTATATCTCGTACTACAGATTTTTCTGCGTCAGGCTCATTTCCTGTAGAAACACTTAACACAGAATTAGATAAAATTGTTGCTATGTCGCAACAACTAGAAAGAGATTTAAAATTTTCTCCAAAAGCTAGTGCTTCTACATCTAACACATTTAATTTAACATTTCCTAATCTTGTCGCTAATAAAATACTATCTGTTAACTCGGCTGGTAATGCTTTAGAGTTTTCTCAATCAATTACTGATGTTTCAACTGTAGCTGGAATTGCTAGTGCAATTAGTACGCTAAGTGCAATATCTAGTAATGTAACAACTGTAGCTGGAATTGCTTCTAATGTTACTGCTGTTGCTGGAGATGCAACTGACATAGGTGCTGTAGCTGGAAAAGCTACTGAAATTGGTAGATTAGGTACTTCTGATGCTGTTGCAGATTTAGCAATATTAGGTACTTCGGCAATTGTAACTGATATGGATTTATTGGCAACTTCTGCCAATGTAACTGCTATGGGTCATTTAGGCACGTCTGCTAATGTAACTGCTATGGGATTACTAGGCACAAGTGCTGTCGTAACCGATATGGGTTTATTAGGTAATGCTGATGTAATTGCTGATATGGCTCTGCTTGGTAACTCTGATGTTATTGCTGATATGGCAATCTTAGCAACGTCAGATATTGTAAGTGATCTTAATACTCTTGCAACAAGTGATATAGTTTCTGACTTAAATACCCTTGCTACTTCTGACATAGTAAGCGATATTAATGTTTTAGCTACCTCAGATATAGTTTCTGATTTAAACACTTTAGCAACAAGCGACATA